CAATAAGATTCAAAGCGCATACCGTAAAGGCATTACAGACTACGCGCCTAATGCCGGAATCATAGATTTGCTAGTCGAAGGCAACACAGTTACAAGCTGCGGCCTTGGTGGCATTTACTTAGGTACCGATCTCGGCCGCGATATTCGGATTGTAAACAACTATGTTGCTGACTGTTATGTCGGTATTCAGTACGGCCCTGGAAAAAACAGCATTATTTCGGGGAATAACGTCCGTAGCACAACTACGGGATTTGGTATTTCGTTTTTGGACGTGGACAATTTAGTTGTTTCTAACAACACCGTTGTTAATTCTGCAACGGGCGGTATTGTGACTACGGTTCTTTCCGGCGTTCGTAACGCACAAGTCTCTATTTGCGGAAACATTGTCCATAACTCCAACCGAACCACGGCGGGGTATGCACCCGGCATTGACGTACAAGATTGCGACAATGCTGTCGCAACCGGGAACATTGTGTACGACGATTCCGGGTCGATTAAAACGACTCATGGCATTGTTGACGGATCGGCTAACGTCAATTTTCAAATTTTGGGTAATACCGTACTAAACGTCAGCTCAAGCAACTATTTGATTCAATCCAACACCGCCATGCTGCAAGACTTGACTTACGGTCAAACGCAAAACTTTTTGGGCGGCATTACGGTTCAACAAACCGCAGTTACGCTTGCAAACGGCACAAACAACAACGTTGCATTGCCGGTTAGAACAGGTGTACTGCGTGTAACCGGCCCAACCGGCGCATTTTCCATTACGGGATTAACGAATGGTCAAGTTGGGCGTCAATTAACTTTGGTTAACGACACTAACCAAAACATGACGCTAAAAATTAACGATGGTGCTTCATCAGCGGCTAATCGTTTATTCTTGACAAGCGGTATAGATAAAGTAATCGCGGCGTACAATTCCGTGACGTTGATGTACGTTACCACGCAAGGCAATAACTTTTGGGTTGACGTATAAAACTTGACGTTTTCTTGCAACAAGATATATTTAACCCGTACTGGCCCGGTTGACCAGGGATTCATTAGGAATCAAAATGTCTGAAATTGAAGTAGTAGCGGAACAAGTACCCGCGCCGGAACCGGTTGCTACGGCTGCACCGGAACCCGAAGTTGTTGCCCAAGAGGCAACCCCGCCGGAGGAAAAGCTTGCCAAGACGTTCTCCCAAGAGGAGCTCGACGCGCTGGTAGGCAAGAGGCTTGCACGGGAACGTCGCAAGTGGGAGCGAGAGCAAGCGCTAAAAGCGCCTGAGTTTCAGACTCAGACGCCCGCCACGCTGCCTGACCGGGACGTTGACCCCGACGCTTATACGGATGCTTTAGCTATCCGCAAAGCCGAGGAAATGTTAACTAAACGTGAGGCAGAGCGGCAGCAGCGCGAGCTGTTGATGGCCTATAAGGAACGTGAAGAAGTAGCTTTTGACAAGTACGACGACTTTGAACAGGTCGTGTACAACCGATCGCTGCCAATCACGACCGTAATGGCCGAGACGATTCAGGCTTCGGATGTTGGTCCCGATGTAGCATACTACTTAGGTTCTAACCCCCGCGAAGCTGAACGTATTTCCCGTTTGTTGCCCTACCTGCAAGCTAAAGAGATTGGTAGGATTGAAGTCCAATTAACCGACAATCCGCCAGTTAAACGAACAACCAATGCGCCCCCGCCGATTAAGCCTGTGACGGCTAAAACCGTAGGCGCGCCGGCCCGAGACACGACGGACCCACGCTCAGTCAAGGACATGAGCACGTCGGAGTGGATTGACGCCGAGCGTCTGAGACAGATTAAGCAGTGGGAAGCGCGGCGTACCCGCTAACTTCTTTTTTGGAGACATATTGTGGCTAATACCCTTCTTACTATTGACATGATTACGCGGAAGGCTCTGGAAATCCTGGAAAACAACCTCGTAATCACCCGTAACGTGAACCGTCAGTACGACGACAGCTTTGCTGTCGAAGGTGCCAAGATCGGTTCGACCCTCCGCATCCGTCTGCCGGATCGCGCTCTTGTGACCGACGGCGCTGCGCTTCAGGTTCAGGACGACAATGAGCAGTTCACCACGCTCACCGTCGCCTCCCAGAAGCACATCGGCATCAACTTCACCAGCGCCGAAATGGCCCTTCAGTTGGACGATTTTGCTGACCGCGTGCTCAAGCCGCGTATCAGCCAGTTGGCTTCCAGCATCGACGCCGACGTGGCAAGCTCGTTCAAGAGCGTGTTCCAGTCGGTCGGTACGCCTGGCGTCACCCCCGGCACCTCGCTCGTTCTGTTGCAGGCGCAGCAGAAGCTGAACGAAGCTGCCGCTGGTATGGCTCCGCGCTACGCCACCGTCAACCCGGCGGCCAACGCTGGCCTCGTCGAAGGCATGAAGGGCTTGTTCAACCCGGTTGATTCAATCAGCCGCCAGTTCAAGAACGGCATGATGGGCGAAGGCATCCTCGGCTACGACGAGATCAACATGTCTCAGTCGATCAAGCAGCACACCAACGGCTCGGCTTCGCGCGCGGACACCCCGATTGTGAAGACCACGCTTGTCAACGGCGCCAGCAAGCTGACGCTCGACAACGTGACCGATAGCTTGACCTTGGTGCCTGGCGACGTGTTCACCATTGCTGGCGTGTATGCGGTCAACCCGCAGACCCGCGAGTCCACTGGTGCGCTCCAGCAGTTTGTGGTGCAAAACACCGTGACCTCGGCTGCGACTGAGTTCGTCGATGTTGAGTTCCTGCCGGCTGTGTACGGCCCGACGCACGCCCTCGCCACGGTTAGCAAGCTGCCGACCGCCGGTGATGTCGTGACCTACGTGGGCGCCGCTTCTGGCCAGTACGCTCAGAACCTTGTGTACCATAAGGATGCGATCACGTTTGCCACCGCCGACCTCCTGCTCCCGCAGGGTGTTGACTTGGCGTCGCGTCAGGTTCACAACGGCATCTCCATGCGCGTTGTCCGTCAGTACGACATCAACAACGACCGTATGCCCTGCCGTATTGATGTGCTGTATGGCTTCTCGGTGATTCGTCCGCAGATGGCCTGCCGCATCTGGGGCTGATTCTTAACTTTATTCACGGAGTAACTAAATATGGCACTTCCTAACGGTACTAGTGGCTATCAGGTTGGCGTCGGCAATGCCGCCGAGCCAATCATGGGCGTTCTCGGTCCGGTGACGGCGTACGCCGGCAGCACGGGCACCATCGTTGTCGCCGATCTTGTGAACGGCGTGTTTTCGGTGGATTCGGGCGGCACGGATGCCGGCACGTACTCGGTCGCGGCTGCGTCCCTTGTGGACGCCGCTGTGTCGAGCGCGCGTGTAAGCAGCACGTTTGACTTTTTCTGCGTTAACCTCGGTGACAACGCAGCAAACGACGTGACGTTCTCAGGCACGGGCTGGACATTTGTGGGCGCTGCGGTGGTTGCTGACGGTACGTCAGCGCATTTCCGTGCTCGCAAGACCGGCGACGCGGCTTGGACTTGCTACCGCATCTCGTAATAGCAACGCCCCCGGCGGGTTAAACCGCTGGGGGCACTTCTTGAAGGAGTATTAATATGCCTAATACAAAGGCGGTTGGTGTTGCGTTTTCGGACCCCGAGCTTGACGGTGCAGTAATCGGTGCTGCGGGCGGTACGGTCGGATTTTTCGGCACGACGCCGGTTGCTGAAGGTGCGGCTCTTACAACCCAGCTTACGGCAATTACGTCTACGGCTCCGTCTACCGCAGACTTTGCGATTCAGGATTTGACTCAGACGACCCCGTTTGGCTTTGTTACTAAAAACGAAGGCAACACGGTGCTGTCGGTGATTGCAAATCTCCAGACTCGCGTTGCTCAGTTGGAGTCGCGGTTTCAGGCTTACGGGCTTCTGCCGTAACTATGAACATATATCTTCGCCACCCAGTTCACGGGCTAAAAATCGCCATCTCGAATGTAGAGGCGGCTATGGACCACGAACACGGTTGGGAGGAGTATGATCCTTTGGAGCCGGCGGCGCGGCAGGCTGAGCTTGCTGCGTCGCCGGATTCTGTTGTTACCGGGAACGAGTTAAGGGTACGGCGCAAGAGGAAAGAGTAAGTCATGGCAACCGCAGGCGATCAGATTAACGGAGCTTTGCGTCTGCTTGGTATCTTGGCTGAAGGCGAGACGCCTTCGGCTGCGATGGCCCAAGACGCCCTGTCGGCGTTTGACCAAATGGTCGATAGCTGGAACACCGAGCGTCTTGCGGTGTTCTGTACGCAAGACCAGACCTATTTCTGGCCCGCAGGGGAGCGTATTCAGACGCTTGGCCCGACGGGCGATTTCTTGTATTTGCTTGGCACGCAGAGTGAAGTGCCAATCACTACACAAGACGATGTTTACATTTCAGTTGAAGACGGCAATAACGTAGCGCAGCGTCCAATTCTGCTTGATGACTCCACCTTTTTCCGTGATCCGACGACCAACGTGTCGTACGGCATAAAGTTTATTAACCAGTTGCAGTACAACAACATTGCGGTCAAAACGGTGCAGAGCACCTATCCGCAGGTGATTTTTGTAAACAACACGTTCCCGAACATCTCTATGTCGGTTTACCCAGTGCCTAACCGGACGCTGGAGTTTCACTTCATCTCAGTGCAGCGGCTGTTAGACCCGGCGGCGCTTGACACCCAAATCTTGATGCCGCCAGGCTATCTGCGGGCGTTCCGCTACAACTTGGCGCTGGAATTGGCGCCTGAGTTTGGCGTTGAGCCTGCGCCTGAAGTGCGTCGCGTGGCGATGTACAGCAAGCGCAATCTCAAGCGTATCAACAACCCGCGTGACCTGATGGCTATGCCGTACAGCCTTATGGCGCGGCGTAATCGCTACAACATTTACGCCGGGAACTTTTAATGAAAACGCCGATTCTCGGGTCGTCTTACGTTGCACGCAGCGTAAACGCCGCCGACGCTCGGCTGGTGAATCTGTACCCCGAGGTCATACCCGAGGCAGGCAAAGAACCCGCGTATCTTCAGCGTTGCCCTGGTATGCGGCGGTTTATGTCTGTCGGCAGCGGGCCTATTCGCGGGCTGTACCCGCTTAGCAGCTCGCTGTTTGTTGCATCTGGGCAAGAGTTTTACAAGATTGATGAAAACCTTAACGTCACTAAACTGGGCGACATCGAGGGTAACGGCGCGGTGTCCATGGCGGACAACGGTATTCAGATATTTGTAGCCTGTAACCCAAAGGGATACATCTACAACAACAACACCGACGTATTCCAAGAGATTACCGACCCTGACTTCCCCGGTGCCGTCACCGTGGGGTACCTCGATGGGTACTTTGTGTTTAACGAGCCGAACAGCCAGCGTATCTGGGTGACGGCGCTGCTTGATGGCCTGTCGGTTGATCCGCTTGACTTCGCGTCAGCCGAAGGTTCGCCGGACGGCTTGGTATCCATCATCATAGACCACCGCGAAGCGTGGCTGTTTGGCACCAACTCTGTTGAAGTCTGGTACAACTCGGGCGATCCTGACTTCCCGTTGACGCGCATCCAAGGCGCGTACAACGAAATTGGGTGCCTCGCGCCGTATTCTGTGGCTAAGTTAGATAACAGTGTGTTTTGGTTGGGGTCTGATGCCCGTGGACAGGGCATCGTATACCGCGCACAAGGCTATCAAGGCGTGCGCGTTTCGACCCATGCGGTCGAGTTCGCCATCCAAAACTACTCTGATTTGTCTGACGCTGTGGCGTACACGTACCAGCAGGACGGCCACGCGTTCTACGTGCTGATTTTCCCGACGGCCAACACCACATGGGTGTATGACGCCGCGACCGGCGCTTGGCATGAACGCGCAGCGTTTCAGACAGGTCAATTCCGTCGCCATCGCTCAAACTGCCATGCCCGTTTTAAGGGCAAGCCGATCTTGGGCGATTTCCAAGATGGCCGTCTCTACGAGTTTGATTTGCGGTATTTCCGCGACGACACGCAGTTGCAGAAATGGCTGCGAACATGGCGCGCGCTGCCGACCGGCCAGAACAACCTAACCCGTACCATCCACCACCAGTTGCAGCTTGACTGCCAGACGGGTGTGGGCGGGCTATACGACGACCCCGGCTTCCTTGAGCAACAAGCGCCTGGGTACATCTTGCAGCAAGACCTTGGCAACATCGTTGTTGAGGGCGAGCCGGAGAACAGCGTTGTCAATCCGCAGGTCATGCTGCGCTGGTCTGATGACGGCGGCCACACTTGGAGCTACGAGCGGTGGGAATCGCTTGGGCCGATTGGCGCAACGCAGACCCGCGTGATCTGGCGTCGGCTTGGCGCAACCCTCAAGTCGCGCGATCGCGTGTACGAAGTCTCCGCTGCCGACCCGATGGTGACGGCAATCATGGGCGCTGAACTCAGGATAGCCGGAACTAGTGCCTAACATCACTAACATCCCGGCGCCTCGCGTACCGTTCATTGACGAGCGGACGGGCCTCATTTCGCGTGAATGGTTTAGGTTTCTAAACAACCAGTTCACGCTGACAGGCAGCGGCACAACGCAAATCACGACGGCTGACCTTGAGCTTACCCCAGCATTGGCGGCTACGGTAGAAGATGCCGTGCCGGTATTGGAGTCGGAGATACAGGCGCTTAAAATAGCGCCCCGGTATCCCGAACCCGCCCCGATAAATTTTGGGTCGTTCTCGTCTACGCAGACTCAAACGGCGACAACTATCAACACGGCCAAAGCCATCACGTACGACACCGCCGACACGGCCTACGGCGTCTACCGCGACCCGGCCGATAACAGCAAGATTAAGGTGTCTCGCCCCGCTATTTACAACGTCCAGTTTTCCATTCAGGTGGACAAGACTTCAGGCGGTACCGGCCACTTTTACATTTGGGCCGCTATTAACGGCACGGCGGTTGCTAATTCTGGGTCGGTAATTCGAGTTCAGGGCAACAACGCCGAAATCTTCTCGGCTGCAAACTTTTTCTTGCCGCTATCCAACGGCGACTATTTTCAGTTATATTTTTCGGTGGACAGCCTTAGCGTGCAGTTGGAGCACTTTGCTGCTTCGGCCCCTGTGCCGGCAATTCCGTCCATTATATTGACCGTTATGCAGGTGTACATATGAGCGTATTTCTCTCTCCATTTGCCGGTGTCGGGGCACAGTTTTTCGACAACAACGGCAATATCCTGTCGGGCGGCAAGCTCTACACGTATGCAGCGGGCACCACGACCCCGCAGGCGACCTATACGTCGTCTTCTGGAGCTGCCCCTAATACCAACCCCATCGTCCTTAACGCCGCCGGTAGGACCGCTAATGCGGTCTGGCTGACGCAGGGTGCGTCATACAAGTTCGTTCTTCAGACCTCGGCGAACGTCACGATTGGCACGTACGACGACGTGTCGGGTGTTAACGACTTCAGCGTGCAGGGCATTGAGTGGGCGGACATCGCCGGTACGCCCGACACGCTGTCGGGTTACGGCATCACGGACGCCTACACCAAAACGGCCTCGGACGCCAAGTTTGCGCCGATTGCCAGCCCGACGTTTACGGGCACGGTTCTCATTCCCGATAACGCGCCGTCTAACACAAACTATGAGGCAGGCTATCGAGATGCGCCGCAGAACAGCAAAACGACGGGCTATACGCTGATTGCATCGGATGCTGGTAAGTCAATTTTGATGAACGGCACCAGCGTTACGCTCACAATCCCGGCTAACTCGTCAGTTCCGTTCCCGGTCGGCACGGTCATAATTTTTATTAATGTCAACGCGACTAACCTTTCGATTGCGATTACCTCAGACACGTTGACGTTGGCTAACAGCACGACGACCGGCACCCGAACGCTTGCCCGTAATGGCGTAGCAACTTGTATTAAGATTGCCGGTACGTCTTGGCTTATCAGCGGAGCAGGATTGACCTGATGGGCGGCGCAACCCTCGCAGCGTTCTTTAACGGCAGTGCCGGTGGCGCTGGCGCGGGCGTCTATGATGCGAGCGAACCCGGCTCTGGATCGGTGACGATTCCGGCTGGCGCAACAGGCGCGACAATCGAAGTTTGGGGCGCGGGCGGCGGCGGCGGCACCGGCGGCACGTATTTCATCGCGCCTGGAGAGCCGGAATTTTACGAAGGCGGCGGTGGCGGTGGTGGCGGGTATGCCAAGACGGTACTTGTCCTTGGCGTTGGCGACCCCTTAAAAACAATCAATTTTACCGTTGGCACCGGAGGCGCTGGAGGCAGCGGTGCCCCAGCCACGGCGGGGACGTTCTCAAACGTTTACAGTGGCACCTACACAATTACGACCATGACGGCAAATGGTGGTCTGCAAGGCACTTCCACGCCGTCGTATACCCAAGGCGCGGGTGGTACGGCCTCTGGCGGTAATACGGTGCCGGGGACGACTGGCAACGGCGGAGCTTTGTTCACTAACGCCGGGGCAACAGGCATAGTTGGCGATAACAGTTTGACAGCCGGATATGGCGGCAACGGCGGTTTTGCCGAAGGCGAAAACGGTGGGAATGGCCGTGTTCGTATGGTCTTTACGTTCTAAGGTGACACATGGCAGTTAACGTACGAGTTTTAATTCCGGCCAAGATTGCCGAGTCTAGCCAGACGACGCAGTACAACGCCTCTGGCGTGTCGGTCATCATCGACAAGTTTACGGCGACTAATTTCGACACGTCGGCTCGGACCCTTTCGGTCAACCTTGTGACGCAGTTTGATAACGCCGGCAACCAGAACCTAATCATTAAAAGCAAGACCCTGCTGCCCTCGGAGACGTACACGTTCCCCGAAATCGTCGGCCATGTGCTTGCTCCTGGCGGGTCGATTTCAACGATCGCGTCAGCGGCCACGGCCATCAACATCCGCGCTTCGGGTCGGGAGATTTCGTGATTGTCCGCAGCGCCATCGCCGAGGACTTGCCGCGTTACCTGCCGCTTGCGCAGGCGTTTCACGCGGCGTCCCCGATGCACGGCGTCATCCCGTTTGACGTGGACGGGTATTCAGACTTTTACTTACGCGCCATGCTCGACCCGACGGTTGGCGTCTGGTTGGCAGAAGATGAAGGCGTCGTTATTGGCATCGCCGGCGCATTGTTCTACCCTATGTACTTCAGCCCGACCAGTATGGTAGTGCAGGAGCTGTGGTGGTGGCTAACTCCCGAAGCGCGGGGCAAAGGGGCAGGTCAGGCTATGTACAAAACGATTGAATCGTGGGCAATCGCAAAAGGCGCCGCCGCGCTCTTTATGATTGCCCTTGAAGATGAACGCGCAGATAAGATGGCCAGTCTTTATGCGCGAAAAGGCTTTCGTCCTATGGAACGCACGTACATTAGAGAGGTGGCGTAATGGCCATTGGAACCGCAGCAGCAATTCTTGGCAGCGCCGTTATCGGTGGGGCTGTCGCATCGCGGGGGGCTAGCAAAGCCTCCCGAGCGCAGACTCAGGCCGCCGATCAAGCGGCGCAGTTGCAGCGAGAGATATTTGAACGGCAGACGGAGCTGCAAGAGCCGTTTCGTCAAGCGGGCATTACATCGCAGAATGAGCTGATGCGGATGCTCGGCCTTGGTGGCGAAGCGGGCACACCGGGCTACGGGTCCATTGGCGCGCCGTTTACGGCGGAGCAGATGGAAGCCGACCCCGGCTACGCGTTCCGTCTTGCGGAAGGCGAGAAGGCGTTGGGGCGTATGCAGGCCGCGCGCGGGCAGTATTTGGGTGGCGGAGCAATCCGCGCCGGTGCTCGATACGGGCAAGAAATGGGTTCGCAGGAGTACATGAACGCCTTTAACCGCGCGCAGGCGCTGATGGGCACGCGCCTCGGCGCGCTCGGCAGCCTCTACGGTGCGGGACAGGCCGCCGCGCAGCAGGTGGGTCAACAAGCGGGGCAGTACGGCACCAACGTCGGTAATTTGCTTATGCAAAGCGGTCAGGCTCGCGCGTCGGGCTACCTTGGCCAATCAAACGCGCTGTCGCAGGCGCTGGGGCAGGGTGCTATGGGGTACGGCCTCTACCGGGGCGGCTATTTTAACCCGCCCGCTGGCGGCGCGCCCGGTGCTGGCGCCGCCGGCGCTGCTGGCTTGTTGGGAGGACCGTAATCATGGCAGTTATCGGTGCAACCCAGTTGGAGCCGGTCAATGTCCTCGGGCAATACGTTCAGGGGCTAGAAGCGGGGCGTGGCGCGCGCAAACAACGTGCGGCGGACGAAGCCGCTATGATGGACGCGCAACGCGCTGCCGAGCTGCGCAACTTCCTTACGGCGACTCCTGATTTAACTACGCCTGAAGCGCAGAACCAGCTTATGCGGTTTGGCAAACCTGGCGCCGAAGTGGCAGCCTCGTTTGCTGACATTGCGGGCAAGCGCGCCACGGCAGAGAAGACCGGCCTTGAGGCTCGCGGCCTCGAAGTTAAAATAGCCGACGAAAACTATGGCCGGTTCCAGAAGATGCTCGGCGATCTGGCGTATGGCGACGCGCCGCCTACTAAAGCGCAAGTGCTTGATAGCCTAGACTTTATGATTGCACAGGGCACCCTTGTGCCGCAGTTCCGCGACTACGCAGTCAACACGTTGCCTGAAGACCCGGCGCAACTTCAAGCGGTGCTGCGCGGGCAGTTTTTGTCACAAGTGCCGCCGGCGGAGCGGGCTAAGTTGTTTGTGCCGATGTCGCGCGATGTTGAGGCGCAGAGAATGCGCATTGCTGGTGCGGGGGCTGCTCGCACCACGATTACCATGCCGGCGGCCAGAGAGTTCAGCAAAACGCTGGGCGAAACGGCAGCCAAGCGGCTTGATGATTTCCGTACGAAAGCCGAGTCAGCCGTATCTTCGCTGCAAAATTCTGAACAACTTTCGCCGCTATTGGACGATCCGAAGTTTATTTCGGGCACGTTTGCCAATGCGCGGACGGCTGTGGCTAAAGCCGTTGGTATTGACGTGTCAGCAACCGAAGCTTACTTTGCTGGCGTTGGTCAGCAGGTCGCGGAACGTATTACAGCGTTCGGTGCCGGTACGGGCCTTTCGGACGCTGACCGCGAGTTTGCCAAAAAGATTGCGGCGGGCGAGGAGACGCTTGACGTTAACAGTATCCGCCGAATCATCCGCATCAACAACCAGTCGGCTCAAAATGTCATTGATCGGTACAACACCGAGCGCGGTATGTTGGCTAAGAAA